CATATCTATAATATAGTGTGCATAAGCCTTTTGTATTTGTTCTGGCTGTATATCTAAGAACGCCTCAGCCTTAAGCGATACGTCAGTGATACCTGCGCGAGTTCCCAGCCGGTAAGTCCCGTCAAAGTAGATTGGAGTAATCATCGAACCGTCGAGCTTTTCCAGAACTACGTGCTCGGCAGTGAAGTCGATGTCGGCTTCGCGCCAGCCGTCGCACTCATTCAGGTTGTGGAACTTGTCGAACGCAAGCCGGATAATCTCGCCGTTGTGGCCGAAGCAAGTGCCGCGTAGGTTCTTCAGGATGAGAGTCTGCGCGTGGGTTTCGCCGACGAACGAATCCTTCATCATGACATTATAGTCGATGTTCGTTCCAAATTCGCGCTCGCGCACAGTGAACTCAGGCTTGTTTTTGATAGCTTCTAGAGCTTCTTGTAGTGTAAACATTTATTCGTCGTAATTTTCTTCGTCATCATATTCTTCGTCGGCGTCTGTATGGACTGTGATATCACCAAAGTGAATTACGCCATCCCAGGCGTCAGAGTTGCGACCGCCATAGGTTACAAAGTCGTTTGTATACTCAACAACGGTGCCAAGGCTAACGTCATTTTCACAGTTAGTTTGGTCGATATCCGACATTAAGATACAGCCGATAAGGCCCGAGTCAACACCAAGGCTTGCACCGTTTGATGCATAATAAGTCCCATCGCCGTACGCGGTAGTATATGAGGCGAATTTTCTGCCGTCTTTAAGGGTAAACTCACCATCCGCTACTCGATTGCCGACTGGGCCGACAATCGTGAGCGCGCAATATTCATCCCACTCGTCGTGCATTACGTAGCAGAGATCGCCGATATAGTATGTTCCAGATTTCATAATAGATTCCTTTGTGTTTATTATAACACAATCAACAATAAAAGTAAAATCACCCGAAGGTAGTATCAAATTCTTGTTTAAATTCAGTCTGAGCGGTCGCATATCGAGACCATACATCAGTCTGAGACGGATGTGTATCAATATTCTGTAAAGATAGCCCTTGCATAATTCTTGGCGAAATTAAATGCAGATATCGCAATCGGACGCCTATAATTTTTTTCTGTTTAATTTTTTCTGACATTCCAGACAGCCGAAGCATATCGGCTCTCATATTTCTGACGTGAATTTCCGTAAGATCTATTGCTATATTGGCTATTCGTATATCACATGCTAAACTAATCATACTACTTCCAAGTCCGGATGTAATCGAGAACTTCAGTAGCTTCATCTGTAGAATCGATAGCATCGGAGAACGATAACCTCATCATCTCAATGAGTGTTTCACACATTTCTCGATCACGATTGGTTAGCAGTGCCAGAAAGGTTACTATATCTTCTCCATTAGACATGCCCCAGAGAAGTTCACAGAAGAACCCTTGGCGAGCATTTAAACCTGAGATTGTTAACATGGTTAATATGTTTCTTTAAGAAAATAGAATTTATCTTCGGGATAGGTCACGCGGAGCTCGGGATTGTTCATGAACTCATTGCACGCCTTTGCGTCAAAAAAGACTTTTCTCAAAATCGTTTTGTGAGAGCCGAGTTCGACGACAGAGAAGTATACTGATTTTGCCTTACCACCCATAATATCCCTTTGATTTATAATACATACGAATCCATTTTGTTCATTCTAATAGAAACCAGCGCGCTGTTTATCTATAGTTCTATTAGCGTCGGAATGATTGTAAATATCCGCAAGAGTGAAGTTTTTAACATCGGGGTCGGGCGTCCAAATCTCGGCAATATCTGGATGTACTTTAAGAAATGCAACAGTTTCATCACAAGACAGCGCGCGGAATTTGATAACACCCGCACAACGACCTCGACGAGTCAATGCAGGATCAACGTTTTCCAGATTTTCCAGATTGGTAGAGAAGATAATTTTCTTTCCTGCATTAGATACTAAACCGTCAGATGAATTCAAAAACTTCACCATCATGTCGTTTCCGTCGGCACGAGAACCAAGCAAATTATCTGCGTCCTCAAATACCAATGTGCCGCAGTCTGATTCCGCGAAATTTGCGAAGATACCGTCCTTAGCCATAATTGCGGGATCGTATGTAAGCATAGCATCTCGTTTAGAAGTTGCGATGATATACTTGATCAGATTTGTTTTGCCTGTGCCAGGCGGGCCGATCAACAATAAGACATTCTCAGGACCATTCAGATAATTAGATACGAACTTATCTATACCCTCTATGATGAATGGATACGACTCATTAGTAATACCCTTTGGTTGAACCAATGGGATGGTTACAGAATTCATATCTTGCGTAGTAACCCATTCAATTGAGCAATTTACAATATCAAATTTATCGGTAAAAGCCTTTTCAAGGCTTTTTATAATTACAAGATTACCACTCATAGAAATTTTAATAGCCGTAGCAGATGTTGATATAGTTACCATCAACAAATTTAGGTTATCTCTGATGATTGAATACCTAGAACTCAGACGGGTTATAGTTATTTCCGTTTTAGATACATTAAGATGTTTTAAAATAAAGTCAAAGATGATATCGGTATCAAGAGTACCCTTAGGGATGCTAAGTGAACGACCGAATACAGATTGTTTTGCTTTGATATTTGACATCAAAAACTCAGACTTTATGTATTCTGTAATATCGGTTTCAACGTAGGAAAGTTCTTCAGTTTTTTTCATATTTTTTATTGCTGTTGACGCTGCCGCGGCAGTATCTCTGTTACTCATCCAGCTTTTTCTACTCATGGTTATTCTACTCGTTTTGATTTCAATGGGTCGATGTATGCTCGTTTAGGTGTAATTAAAAGCACCCGGGCCTCGGCTAATGTTTTGCACTTAAACTGACGAGCCGTATTAATTGTAACCGAAAACCACCAATATTCAGTGCAAATGTCATTATCCAAATGCCCCCAACCGGTCCAGGTAAATTTTCTGACTGCGAATGTGCCATCATCGAACTCAACGATATGTGGCTTGAATGGATTATAGAGTTTCATGATTTCCTATTTGTATGACGGCAATGCCAAGCTCTGATAAGAACTCGGCCCCATCGTTATCTCGATATTGGTCTCGAAAAACAACCTTTTTAATACCACACGTAGCCAACAATTTGGCACAGTGTATACATGGGGATAGCGTGATATAAACAGTTGCGCCCTCAGATGATACGGTTGATTTTGCGATTTTTCCAAGAAGATTTTCTTCTGCATGGGAGACCTCGGAATTTGTAACCAGGTTCATGTTTTCAAAGTGTTCGCACGTGTTATCCATCCCACCCGGCATGCCGTTCCAGCCGAAGCCGAGAATATTGCCATCCTTCACCATCAGGGCCCCAACTTTCGCGCGAACCGCGTGTGACATCTGAGCCACACGTTCAGCGATATCAAGATAAAGCGAATGATATTTTAGTTCTTTTGGTGTCACTGGAGATAACCAACCTCGCGCAATTTTGCCAAGGTGATATTTGGATAAATGATGTCGAGATTTTGCTCTTTGATAGCAATAAAAATTTTGGCTTCTTCAGTCGCCATTGATTCAAGTGCGGCAATAAACATCGATTCCCGCTTTTGCGTCTTCAAATCGGTCCGGAGATACACATAAAACTTTTTCGCCTCAAGCCAGAAAGATTGCTCGTGCTGATAGGCTGGGCCCAACTGATTCTTGTATTCAGGAATACCTTCGGGTAATAGGAACTTCTTCTCTGGAAGATATGCGTGCTCGAGTACATTACGGAGATAATTGTGGGTTGCAAACTTCGTTGTGAGGTTAGAGATATCGTTATTGATATCTTTGAGTATTTCGTTGATTAGTAGATTTGCCATAATATTTCCTTAAAATTCGGTGACTCTCGGCATCAATTGTCTCAATTGATGCCTAACTAGAAGATCAAAAATGCCCTGACGATTCGCTTTATCCGGAGCAAGCTTGTATTGAGCTAAAATACGGTCACGAACATCGGTCGGCACATACGCCGAACTTATTAGTACTTCATTCCTCTTATATCTAGCTAGCTCTGCTTCATTTAAATTAGCGTGATCAGAATACTTATCAATTATTTTCTTGGTAATCGGCTTAGCGCGACCATATTTTGCTTTATCCATACAAAAGTCGTCGAACATAAGAACACTTGGCACACCATCGCCATCATCACCGCTAATAATCTTATCCACCAGAAAAGTTTTTGGTGGCTTTGGAATAACCTTCTTGGTCATAGGGGACCATTGAGCATAGTTCTTGTGCTTGTGTTGCTGCAGGAAGTCGTGATCAGAAGAAATATTTATTACTTTCTGCGGTGATTCTTCGAGCCCCTCTTGTATAAGATCGTTGGCCGCGAAGTAATCAGACAATACAAAAATTACGTCATCACCTTCGGCTTTATCCTCTTGAATAACTTTGTATGGAAATAACATAGCAAGTTCCATCTTGATATCACCCATTATAGCGAAGATAGAGTTCCAATCTAGTTCAGATTCTTCTCGGTTTTTTCCACGCAGGCCTTTGTAATAAGGGAAAATATCTTTGCGCCAGTTGTTCTTACCATCACAGCAGACAACAATATTGCCGCATTTATCGCCCCAAGTCTTTTTATACCCAAGCAAACTAGTTAGAAAAACATGGCGCGCAATAGATTCCATCTTTGAAATGGGTGCGCCTTTTTTAAAATCGGAACCGAATGCGGTTACCGAAGCTATAAAGATATTACTGTAATCTAGTAATATTGGCATTAGCCGCGATTTCCGAAGACTGCCAAATACGATTCTTCGAGTTCGGTATTCTCTTCTTGTACAGTGGAGAATCTGGACTTGTGGAAAATTTTAGCCATTTTTTTGAGCAGGGGTTTTGGAATTTCGTGTTCAGTAGAAATATTCTTGACCGCTTCTTTTAAAAAGTCTCGCTCACCTTCCATTCGAGCCCAACTGGCGCTCATCTCGGAGCACAACCCCTTGATGGCTTTAATTTGGATATCCGAGAATGCGATGGTATCTGACATTGTTTTTCCTAAATAAAAAATGGGTTTGCTGGAGTTAAACCGGCGTAACAGCTTTATCTTTGCTGTGTTCTTTCGTTGAACTATAACCCAAAAATGGTGCGATAGGCTGGAATTGAACCAGCGACCAAGGCATTATGAGTACCCTGCTCTACCATTGAGCTACTATCGCGATGTAACTTAAACGGCTTTAAATGTTATCACTTGATCAAAATTAAAACTGCGCCACTCGCCAAGATTCATATCAACGACACGAAATAGAGTATCGGAGCCCGGTTTTGATACACCATCAACTTTAGGTGGGCCCACTAATTCATTAACTACTCTCGAGTTGTTAGTGCATGTCATAACACGTTCCGTGCCATCTTGTTTTGTAAATGTGACTTCCACCAGGCCATCGTTCAGTAGATTTTTCAATAATTTCATAATCATCCTTGGTTAGTTAAAATTTTGGTCTCATGAGGCCGCTTTCGTGTCACAAAATTATCTGGGTGACCAATCCAGATTTTTCCCATTTTATCTTTTGCTTCTTGCACACGAATTATATTTCGAGCCATCAACTCGAGATATTCCTTGGTATATTCTATATGTTCCATAATCACGCGAGCGGGTATATCGTAACACAAGTACCAGGTTTTGCTCGGGCCCGAATCGCTTTTGGGAGGCGTTTGGCAAGCGAAGACATTTTACGAGCTTCTTTGGTTTTTACTGGGACACGAGTTGAAAGAAATATAGACATTTTTATTCCTAAGTTGTTAAGATACTATTATAACACAGATGTGAATAAAAGTAAACTACAGAATATTACGGTAACGCTATTGCCATCGATGCTAAAATTTGCTTCAAATATGAACCCAAAAATTAGAAAGAGAATATGGACCTGATTTCATGATCGGCCTAGTCCCATACTTTAAAACCTTCTCAACTGCTTTATGACCATCTTCAGCAATGATAGCAAAGGTTAGTCGAACAAGATTAACATCTACTTCTATATAGTACATATTAAGTTCGTCCATTATTCCACCCATTTTGATGATACATCTAGCATCTTAGTTTTCTCGTTAAGTTTCGTTATAATGATCCGACATGTTGATAGTTCGCATTTTGCGTGCTTGTGAATATTTTCCGCGACGCACCACCAATAATCGTCGTAATCGTCGCGCAGATCGTGACTAATGAAACCCCACCCAGAATTTGTCAGTTTACGAACAGCGAACTTACCGTCTTTGAACTGAGCAATATGCGGCTTGTACGGATTATAGAATTTCATCATACAAGGCCACTTAAGTCTGGTTTTGAATATCCAGGCCCTTTTTTGATTTTTCCGTTCTCATCAAACAAAGGCTTTCCATCGACGAACTTTGACCAATTACTTCGATTAACTTCCGTCAACCCATCAAGAATATTTAGTTCAAACATATGCGCGACTCCAACGGCAGTTACAATCTGGTCACAGAGTGAGTCAAGAAGAGCTTGTCGATCAATGCCCAAATCACATAGAGCATAACGGCCGCGCTTTAATTCATCTGCCGTTTTATGTACAACTTGAGCCGAGTGATCCAATGTAATTGACTCAAACATCTCAGCTACTTCCTCAAAGTGGACGCCAAGTTGCACTTCTTTATTCTTATCGGTGGGTGTGACAACCGCCTGTTTAAACCAGGCGTCGATATCTTCTAATTGATTTTTCATTTTTCCTCATCCTTGGATTTGAAAACACCGGAAACTCTCCCGACAAAATAGATAAACGCACCGTACATTGCTATAGCTACAATAGTTTCAAAGATTTCAGTCATATACATCTCCATTTATTTTAT